ACAGCTAACAGAACAATCACGTTACCAGCTCCGGTTGCTGGTGCACACTTTAAACTTATCTATGGTGGTGCTGCTGAAGAAACAGAAAACCTAATTATAATAACACCAGGAAATACTAACTTTTATATTGGTGGTATTGTGCATTTAGATTCTAATGCTGATAATGTATCTGTTTATTCAAATGGAAGTTCTAACTCAAGTCTAACTCTTACAGACTTTGGTTTATTCGAAATAAATATTTTGGCTAAAGATAGCACAAACTATTATATTTGGGGTCAACAAGAAGGTGCAGACGTACCTGCATTTGCAGATCAATAATAATTAACAACGTGAGGGCTTCGGCCCTCACAGTTTCTTGATTAAGGAGGGAAACAATGGCAGACACAGTAACAGGTCCAACTATCTTACAACAAAATGATAAGAGAGTGACCATAAAAATAGTAAATCAATCAGACGGATCAGGCGGAACAACTGTATTTGCAGATGTATCTGCACTTGCAGCTAATGTAGATGGAGCCAGTCCAACACATGTAACACTACAAAGACTATGGTATTCTTGTTCAAACGGTGATGGAAAAGATTCTTTCGCTCGTTTAGATTATGAGGATTCAGATGGAGATATTCCTATAGTAACTTTGATAGGATCTGGATATTGGGATTTTAGAGAATTTGGTGGAATACCAGCAAATACCTCATCCAACTCAAATGAAAATGATGTGAACTTTGTTGTACCGGGTGCGGCTGATTCTGGAAATACTTATACGGTTATAGCAGAATTTATAAAAAATTATTAGGAGTAACAAATGGCCAATACAACTTCAGGCACAGTTACTTTCGACAAAACTTTTGCTGTTGATGATTTGATAGCAGAGGCATATGAACGTATTGGTTCTCAAGTAACATCTGGATATCAATTAAAATCTGCAAGAAGATCCCTAAATATTCTTTTTCAAGAATGGGGTAATAGAGGTCTACACTATTGGGAAATAGGTGAGACCAATATTGATTTGATCGAAGGTCAAGCTGAATATATCTTTTTTAGATCTACAGGAGATGGAACTAGTGCTACCACAGTAGCACCTTCTGATGTCTATGGAGTAGCAGATGTTCTTGAAGCGACTTTTAGACAGAACAGAACTTCAACCTCACAATCTGATGCAGCGATGACCAAGATCGATAGATCAACTTATTCTAGTTTATCTGCAAAATTATCTAAAGGAACTCCCTCTCAATATTTTGTTCAAAGATTTGTAGATAAGACAACAGTAACTGTCTATCCATGTCCTGATTCTTCAGCTGCATCTAAAGACATGCACATATTTTTTGTTAAAAGAATACAAGATGTTGATTCAACTTACACGGATGCAACAGATGTTCCGTATAGATTTGTACCTTGTATGGTATCAGGATTAGCTTTTTATCTATCACAAAAATTTAATCCACAAATTACACAAACAATGAAGTTATATTATGAAGATGAACTAGCAAGAGCACTCGCAGAGGATGGATCTTCTTCAAGCACTTTTATAACTCCTAAAACTTATTACCCAGGAACTTAATGGCACAAGCAAGAGGAAAATACGCAAAAGCAATATCAGATAGATCAGGATTAGAGTTTCCTTATAATGAGATGGTGAGAGAATGGAATGGTCACTTGGTTCATAAATCAGAATTTGAACCTAAACATCCTCAATTAGAGTTAAGATCTAGATCAGGAGACTCACAAGGTTTATTTGATGCAAGACCTGATAGAGAAGAAAGTGAGGTAGCCAGACCTCTGGGACCTGATCCTTTTCAAACGATTTCAGCATCGTCAGGAATAATAAATGTATTTGAAAAATCTCATGGTAGATCAACAGGCGATACTGTGAGATTTAGAGGACCCATCTATACAACATCAGATCCAGATGCCTTCAATAACCCCAAAGATTTTGATGGTATCTCAGGATCAAATATAGCAAAAGCTGCAGGATACTCCATCACGGTTGGCAAGAGAGATTCTAGCGGTAACATAAACAACACAGAAAATTTCTATCACTTTACTGTAGACACAAATACTGCTACAACAGGTGGTATATCAGGAGGAGGCAATAGTTGTTCGGCTGGCCCAGCAACATTGAGCGCATAATATGTCAGGAATAAGTTTTTCAGATCTAAGAACACAGATAAGAAGTTACACAGAGGTTAGTTCTACTGTATTATCTGATAGTGTTATAGAAAATATAGTTTTAAATGCGGAATATAGAATCTACAGAGACCTGCCTCTAGATGCATATAGATCCTCAACAACAGGTAATCTGGTGGCCAATCAAGACTTTGTCAATGTTCCTGCAGGAGCACTGGTTATCAGAGGTGTGCAGGTTTATGATTCAACATCTGTTACCACAGGATCAAATGTCTGGTTAGAGAAAAAAGATCTTACATTTTTAGAGGAATATGTATCAGCTAATACAAGCACGGGAAAACCAAAGTATTATGCGATGAAAGGTGGAGCGACAGGTAATGGTGCTTCCACATCTGGATCTATATTACTATCTCCTGTGCCAGATACGACTTACGAATATCAGATTCATTTCAATCGTATACCAGATAAATTAGAAGCTAGCAGTAATGAGACCAGTTACATTAGTTTGAATTTTCCAAATGGTCTGTTATACTGTTGTCTCGCAGAAACATATGCGTTTCTAAAAGGTCCAGCTGACATGCTGCAATTGTATGAACAAAAATATAAACAAGAAATCGAGAGATTTGGAGGAGAACAATTAGGTAGTAGAAAAAGAGATGACTATGCTGATGGCACTGCTAGAATACAAGTCAACTCTCCAACACCGTAAAGGAATTAAATTATGGCATCAACATTTTCAGATCTTGGTATAGAACTAATGGCAACCGGAGAGAATTCCGGTACATGGGGGACAAAAACTAATACCAACTTACAAATCATAGAAAAAGCAATCGCTGGTTATGTGGAAAAATCCATAGCTGGTGGTGCTCAGACAACTCAATTATCTATCACCGATGGGACAACAACAGAATCAGATTCAATAGCTCGTCATGCTGTCATAAAATTAACGGGAACTATCACAGGTAATCAGATCGTGACCGTTCCAGATTCAATTGAAAAAGTTTATATAGTAACAAACGGCACATCAGGTGCATACACTGTACAATTTAAAACGGCATCAGGAACAGGTATTACTTTTGGTGTATCAGAAAAAACAACAAGACTGGTTTATTCAGATGGAACAAATCTTGTTGATGCAGGTTTTGGTGGGTCACTTGACATAGAAGGTAGAGAATTAGTTTTAGATGCGGATGGAGATACCACTCTTACAGCAGATACTGATGATCAGATAGATATTAAAATAGCAGGAGCAGATGATTTTAGATTTACAGCAAATACATTTACAGCTCTATCAGGAAGCAGTGTGGTCATACCTGATGGTGGTCTTACCCTAGGTAGCACAGCTGTTACATCTACAGCAGCGGAGCTTAATATTTTAGATGGAGTTACATCTACAGCAGCGGAGCTTAATATTTTAGATGGAGTTACATCTACAGCAGCAGAATTAAATGTACTTGATGGTATCACTGCAGTTGTTGGTGAATTAAATGCTTTAGATATAGGAAGCACGGCAATTGGAACAGCTGTAGCAAGTAAAGCGGTTATATTAGATTCAAACAAAGACTATACAGGTATTAGAAATTTAACATTAACAGGAGATCTCACTGTTGGTGGTGATGATATTACCATGGGCACAAACACTGCAGGTAATTTATTAATAGCAGATGGCACAAATTTTAATTCTGTAGCAGTAAGCTCATTATCAGAGATATCCACAGTAGCTAATGATGATGTATTTTTAGCGATAGATACTTCAGGTGGTGGTCTTAAAAAGATTGCAAGATCAGCTGTTGTATCAGGACTTGCTACATCAGGTGCGATATCAAATGTTGTAGAAGATAGCACTCCACAATTGGGTGGTGATCTTGATATGAATGGTCAAGATATTGTAACTACTTCAAATGCAGATATAGAATTAGCACCAAATGGTACAGGACATGTAACTATTAAAGGTAATACTAATCAAGGTACTCTTCAGCTTAATTGTGAAAATAATTCTCATGGCCAACAAATAGTAGCTGCACCACACTCAGAAAGTGCTAGCAATGTTTTAACCCTACCAAGCACTGGTGGTAATGCTAGATTAGTATCAACATCTTCAACTGCTACACTAACAAATAAAACTTTAACTTCACCAAAAATAAATGAAGATGTAGCGGTAACTGCAACAGCAACAGAGATAAATTTATTAGATGGTGTGACTTCAACAACTGCTGAACTAAATATTTTAGATGGTGTAACATCAACAGCTGCAGAATTAAACATTCTAGATGGGGTAACATCAACAGCTGCAGAATTAAACATTCTAGATGGAGTAACATCTACGGCCGCTGAGTTAAATATATTGGATGGTGTAACTTCAACAGCCACAGAATTAAACATTATGGATGGTGATACAGCCGCTAGTTCTACGACTTTAGTGGATGCTGATAGGGTGGTAACAAATGATGCTGGAACCATGAAACAAGTAGCATTATCTGATGTAAAAACATATTTAACCAGTGCAGGATTTAGTTCAGATGATCCAACAGCTCTTGCAATTGCTTTAGGATAATATATAAAAAGAAAAAGGAGATAAAATATGGCTAACACGTTCAAAGTAGTGACTTTCGCAGCAGAACCAGCATCGGCAGGCACTCCTTACAAAATGTATACGGTTGCGGGATCTACTACCACAGTTGTTCTAGGTCTTATACTTACTAATATTCATACATCTGCGGTTACTGCAGAGGTAGAATTAGTCAGTGATACAGGTAACAGAGGTGGTGCTAACAATGTTGCAAACGGTACATCATTTCTTGTCAAGGATGTAAATATCCCTGCAGGAAGTTCACTTGAATTATTATCAGGTGGTAAAGTAGTTTTAGAGGCAACAGACGAGATAAAAATAGACTGTTCTGTGGCAGACAAACTATCAGGAACACTTTCCATAATGGAGATAACGTAAGATGTCTTATATTGGACAGGAACCAAATACTGTAGCGCTAACAGCTTCAGATATAGCTGACGATCTAATCACGTCTGCTAAATTAAATTATAGTGAATCTACACTTACAGATGGATCTACAGTAAACTGGGATGCTTCAACACAAGATGTTTGTAAACTGACACTAGGTGGTAATAGAACAATGGCTGCTCCTACCAATAACACCACTGGTCAATTTATATCTATACTTGTCATACAGGATGGAACAGGTTCAAGAACTTTAACATGGAATGCTGTATTTGAATTTACAGATGATACAGCTCCGACATTAACAACAACAGCTGCCAAAGGAGATGTATTCGTATTTAGATATAATGGATCCAAATGGTTGGAGGTTGGTAGAAATCAAAATTTAACATTATCATAATATGTACGCATTAGTAGAATCAGGATCGATAACAAGAATATTTTCAAACCCTAAAGGTTTTGAATTAAATGGCAACCAATATCCAGCTGATATATTTAGCAAGTGGACCAAGTCAGAGAAAGAGGCGATAGGTATCTATGAGATTGAGACAGACACTACAAATTTTAAAGACCAAGAATGGTATATTAATACAAATGAGTCCTATGCATTTGGTAGTGGTAAGGTAACTCGATCATGGGGTACAGCAACAGCCAGACCACACGCAGATACCTTATGGACATCACAGGATAAGACAGATGGCAGGATACCAGATGGCAAGGATGTGGGTGATGTTGCAGTTGAAGGATTAAAAACAAAATTAATTAGAACGATTAAAAAACAGGCAGCAGGAATATTACAGGATACGGATTGGTATATAGTCAGAAAAGCAGATGCAGGCACGGCAGTGCCATCATCTATCACAACCCATAGAGCAGCGGTCAGAACAAAAGTCGCTAGCATGGAGACAGCTATAACAAATGCTGCAGATACACCAGCTCTAGAAACTTTATACACATACACAGAACAAGAGGATGGATCTGTTACCAGACCATTAGGCGAACTTCCAACACTGGAGAGTTAATGCCAATAAACAGTTTTTTATACCCAGGTGCTAAAGTAAATAAAACCTATGATGTCTCTAACTCATTAAGGTTTGATGATGGTAGTAGTGATACTTTACAGAAAACTTTTAGTGCTGGAAATCAAAAAACTTGGAGTTTTAGTACATGGGTTAAAAGAAGCGTTCTTGGAGTTAATAACGCAAAAATTTTAGGAACAGATTATGCTGGATTAGCAGAAGCATATTTATTATTTAAAGACAATAATCAATTACATTATGGACAATATGCAAGTGGTGGAGCTGCTGCTAATTATGGCTTTCAAACAAATCAAGTCTTCCGAGATACTAACGCATGGTACAATATATTATTTGTTTGGGATAGCACACAATCCACAAGTTCGGATCGCATGAAACTGTATGTAAATGGATCACAAGTCACATCATTTGCTTCATCAACTTATCCATCAGAAAATTTAGATGGTGTATGGAATTCTGGCAGAGATCATTTTATTGGCGGTGGTACTTATGGTGCTAAATTTGATGGATACCTTTGTGAAAGTGTTTTTGTTGATGGAACTGCTTTAAGTCCAACAGATGTAGGAGAGTTTGATGCTAACAGTCCAAATATTTGGAAGCCAATAGATGTTTCTGGTTTAACCTTTGGCACAAATGGATTTTATCAAGAATATAAACAATCGGGTACAAGTGCAAATAGTAGTGGTCTTGGTGCAGATACATCTGGTAATGATAATCATTTTACAGTTAATAATCTTACAGCAGTGGATCAATCTACTGATACCTGTACCAATAACTTCGCAACATTAAATAATTTAGTTCCGAATGCAGCTACCTATTCAGAAGGAAATCTTAAAATTACCACAAGTAGCAATTGGGAATCTAGTGGTCAATCTATTCCTGTTACTCAGGGAAAATGGTATGCGGAATTTATAGCCTCAAGTAATAGTGCTATCATAGGTGTTGAAGATTTTGATCTTGTTAATACTTGGTCAGTTCTTTATTTTGGTTCTAGTGCCAATGGTGTTGGTTATTGGAACGCCTACAGCGGACAACTTTATAAAAATAATAGTTACTCATCTTATGCTGGCGGTGCATTTGATTCAGATGATATTGTTGGAATATATTTAGACATGGATAACAAATATGTTTATTTTAGTATAAATGGTGCTATGCAGAATTCAGGTGATCCATCCAGTGGAAGTTCAGGTACAGGTGGAGAAGCCTTAAGTGGTACATCTTACGTAATGGGTGGTGGTAACTATACAGGAAATATTCAAGCAAATTTTGGTGCACCACCTTTTGCAATCTCTTCAGGCAATCAAGATGCTAATGGATATGGAAATTTTGAGTATAGCCCCACAGTTAGTGGAGTAAATTACTATTCTATAAATAGTAAGAACATTGCGGAGTTTGGATAATGGCTTATACGACTATAGATAACCCAAAACTTTTTTTTGATGTTTTAACTTGGACAGGTGATGGAAGCACTAGCCTAGAGGTAAATGGCTTAGACTTTCAACCAGATTGGGTTTGGGCAAAATTAATATCACATGCAAACGATCATTATCTTGTAGATAGTGTAAGAGGTGTAAATAAAAAATTAGAATCTGATGAAACAGCTGTTGAATTAGAAGATGATACTTATGGTTATCTCACCAGTTTTGATAATGATGGTTTTAGCACACAAAAAGGATCTGGTACTTTCTATAATTTTAATAGCAGTGCTGACGAGTTTGTTGCCTGGTGCTGGAAAACTGGAACATCATTTAGTAATGACGCAAGTGCAACCAGTGTTGGCGATATAGATAGTTCTGGAAGCGTAAACACAGATGCTGGGATTAGTATCGTATCTTATACAGGAAATGGAACCTCTGGAACAGAGGTGGCTCATGGTTTAGGATCAACGCCAGATTTATATATTACAAAAAGTAGAAGTTATGATTATGGTTGGGGTGTGTATCATAAAGATATTGCAAACGATAAAGGTTTCTTTTTACATGCAAATGATGCTGAATTAACAGGAACAGGATTTAGAGATTCGACCGCACCAACTTCTTCAGTATTTACTTTAGGTGGTGGCTCACAACCATACAGATATACATCTAATAAAAGTGGTGAAACCTATATTGGATATTTTTTTAATGAGGTCAAAGGCTACTCAAAATTTGGAAGCTACACAGGAAATGGAAGTACAGATGGAACATTTGTTTATACAGGATTTAGACCAGCTTGGGTTATGATTAAAAGAATTAATAGTGCAAATAATTGGCTTATGTTTGATAATAAAAGAAATGGACATAATCCACTAGATAAACTTCTTTATGCTGATTTAAGTTCAGCAGAAGCAACACAAGAAAATCTTGATTTTACAGCATCAGGTTTTAAATGCAGAGGAAGTGGTGCTAAAATAAACACATCTGGTGGAACATACATCTACATGGCATTCGCAGAAGCACCCCTGGTAAATTCTAAGGGAGTGCCTTGCAATGCACGATGATTTAACTTATAAGGAGATATAATGGCATATATAGGAAAACAACCAGTAGTCGGAAACTTTCAGGTTTGTGACGCTATATCCGTGGTAAACGGACAGGCGGCATATACAATGCAGGTGGGATCCGCTAACGTAGAGCCAGAGAACGCTAACCACATGTTGGTCAGTCTGAATGGTGTCCTACAGAAACCAGGTAGTTCTTTTACTATCTCAGGTGCTACGATCACTTTTGCTAGTAACTTAGCAACAGGTGATGTTATAGATTTCATAATTTTATTGGGTGATACTTTAAACATAGGCTCCCCTTCAGATGATGCGGTAACCACGGCTAAGATAGCAGATGGTGCTGTGACAAGTGCTAAATTAAGCTCTGGAAAAATTTTACAAGTTGTTAATACACATTATACAGATAAGGCAAGTTCAACTTCAGACACTCCAGCAGATGTTTCTGGTTTTTCAGCAGATATAACTCCATCTTCAGCATCAAATAAAGTATTAGTAATGGTCACTGTTAGTTTTGGAGGTGCTGCAGCTTCTTATCCATTTATTTTATGCCAAAGAGAGATATCTGGTGGAGCTACTACAAGTTTAGCATTAGGTACAAGTGCAAGTGGTAATCAAGTTAATACTTTTTTAAGTAGATATATTCAGACGGCTAATGACCAGGGAACATCTTCTAAAAATTTTTTAGACACACCTAACACAACTTCTGCAATTACATATCAAATACAACTAGCATCACCTTATGGCACTTCTTATATAAACAGACAAAGTAATTCAGGAAATTATGACTATATTCAATTTCCATCATCAACAATCACATTAATGGAGGTAGCTGGATAATGATTATAGAAGCAATTTTAAAAATAAATCCAGACGCAAAAGTCATGGTTAAAAATGAAGATATAGATTCTATTCAATGGTTAGATGGAACTACTCCAATTTCTAAAGCAGATATTGAAGCTATGATACCAACTGTTGAAAAAGAAATATCTGATGCAGAAACAACAGCAGCTAATAAAAAAGCATCTGGAAAACAAAAATTAAAAGATCTTGGTTTAGATGATGATGAGATAAAAGCATTGATGGGGGTATAATATGTCCCTTAACTTTGCTAACAACAACTCTTTATCAGCAATAGATACCAAACCGAGTGGTTTATCTGGCGGAGCCTTAACATTATTATCCACACAGACTGCTAGTAGTAGTGCTAGTATAAGTTTTACTTCAGGAATAGACTCTACATATAAGGAGTATCAATTTCATTATACAGATATTCATCCAGCAAATGATGATGCATATTTTCAATTTAACATGAGTGCAGATAGTGGCTCAAATTACAATGTTGCTAAAACCAGCACTTTTTTTAGAGCATTTCATACTCAAACTGGTGGTACATCCGCTTTAGGTTATCTCACTGATGATGATTTAGCGCAAGGAACTGGTTTTCAGCGTCTTATAGAATATGGTTACAATGATGCAACAAGTTCTTCAAGTGGTATTTTATATTTATTTGATCCATCCTCTACTACTTTTGTAAAACATTTTACAGCTCAAACCACATATAGAAGATCTTATTCTAGCGAAAGCCATGCTTCTGCAGTTATTCATGTTGGAGGATATGGAAACACAACAAGTGCTATCGATGCAGTTCAATTTAAATTTGCTAGTGGTAATATAGATGCTGGAACAATAAAAATGTATGGAGTATCTTAATGTCTATAGTTAAATACAACAACAATAGCATAAGCGATATAACCTCTGGTGCCTCACTTGATTCTGGAAATATGACACATATTAAAACTTTGACTGCCAGTTCATCCTCTAGTCTGTCTTTTGTAGATGGTAGTTCGGATGTGGTATTGGATAATACATATCCCATATACATATTTAAGATAATTAATTGTCATCCAGCCTCTAATGACATTTCCTTTCAATTTCAAGGAAGCACAGATACAGGTTCATCTTATGGGGTAACAATAACATCAAGTCATTTTAGAGCCACACATGGAGAAGATGGTTCATCCGCTGCTCTAGCTTATATTACTGGTGGAGATTTAGCACAGTCGACATCGTATCAACTATTAGGTGGTAGTATAGGTAGTGATGCTGATCAAAGTGTAAGTGCAGAATTAATAGTATTTAATCCATCAAGTACAACATTTGTAAAACATTTTATGGCAAATGTACAGTCCATCGCTCATAGTAACAGATCAAATAATCAATATCCAGCTGGATATTTTAACACGACATCAGCAGTAGATGCGTTTGATTTTAAATTTTCATCTGGCAATATAGACAGTGGTACAATCAAACTATATGGAATTAAGGATAGCTAATGAGCATAGTCAAACTAAATAATAATTCTATAAAAAATGTGACCACCCTAGGATCTGTTTCATTAGGTAATATGGTGTTTATCAAAAAACTAACAGCTTCTAGTTCTGCAACATTATCTTTTGTTGATGGTTCAAGCTCGGTTGTTTTGGATAATACTTACAAGGAATATATATTTACTTTTAAAAATATTCACCCACAGACTGATGACACAAATTTTCAAATGAATTTTTCAATAGATGGTGGTTCTAATTACAATGTGGCTAAAACAACAACATATTTTAGAGCCGTGCAAAGTGAAAGTGGTACCACACAATTAAATTATGAGACAGGAAATGATTTAGCACAAGGCACTGGATTTAAAACATTATGTGATGATATAGGTGCAGATGCAGATCAAAATCTAAATGGATTTTTTCATTTATTCAATCCTTCTGATACCACATTTGTAAAACATTTTACCTGTACAGTTGCGGTTTCTC